TGGCTTTGGTCATAAATGAATCCAGTGAACCCGATCTCTGGCCAACTCTTTGTTGGATCATTTCGGTCTGGAGTCATATCAACTTGAGCGACAAACTTTTTGTCTTTTACCAAATCAAAGAATGCTTCCGGATCTTCCGAATCCAATTGATCTCGGAAGATTTGAACGCCACATGATTTGAGGAACATAAAGATCAATGCCCGCGCCTTATATTCAGAAGTTGGCAATGCCAAGTCTCCCCAAAAGAATGTCTTGCGCATCGATGCCCCATCCTTTGTTGAAAATGTACATTCAAATAAGTCTGTGCCGTCCCGCTGGTTGACTTTATGAGATACATTTGAAGTTTTAAACTCATATTGACCAGCCTCAGTAATGTAACTGTTGCTTGTTGAGTTTGCGTCTGCGTCTGTTGCGATATATTTTGCCATGATTTTTTTAGTATGATTTGATTTCTTCCCAGACTTTAATGCCGGGTATTGTTATGGTGTGTTTTAGTGCTGCCCGGATTTTTGAATCATCCGCGCTAAAAAGATCCGGCCGCGCTGCCATTAAGTCGGCCTCACTTTCGATCTTGAACTTTATTGCTTTGCGAACCTTTAAACCTTTGACCGCATCATGCTTTAATGCGGCCTCTTGTCTTAATCGCAGAATCTTAGTTTGCGCATCTTCATCAATCTTAGCAATTGAATCTGAATCATTAAATGCAGCTTGAGCGGCCTCACTTAATATTTTGCATTCCTCAATTCTTGTTATTTTATCGGCAGCAATTTTCTTATCACGTTCAACTATTTGAAACGCTCCAAGTATTTTTGCAATCCGGGTTTCTTCTTCTTTTACTTCTGCAATAAACTCTTTGGCAATTGCATCAATCGTTTTTCCGAATTTAAGAATTGGAGCTTTTGCCGCCTTTCTTGATTCTTCAATTTCACTAATTAAATGCCGCAATGATTTTTGACTTGCTGCAACCATCGTTGCTTCAAATCCATCAGTCACTGTTAACATTGTTTTTGAATTATTAAGCAAAGATGTTTTAACATCATAAGCCTCCGGAATAATTGAAATTTCCATTTCACCAACCTTTGGTTTTAAGATTAAATTACTCATGCTCATCCTTCCAACTAGTGTTTCCAATTGCCTTTTGAAAAGATGGAAAATCCATTTCCATTCTTTGCTGAAGATCATCTGGCAAATCGCGCCATGTTTGGTCAAGATCGATATCAATTTTGCCCTTCACAGTCCAATAGTCATTTGATTTTTGTTCAATGTCGGCATCCCTTATTAAACTTTCAAGGTATAACCTTTGACTTTTCGGATTTTTATTTTCCGAAATTTCAATTACTTCATTTATTGTTGTTTTGGGAATTTCAATTGGCGTTGCATCTGCAACATCGATTTCCTCCGGAACATAAACGCCTTGAACAATTTCTGGCGCAATAGCTCTCAGTGTTTCTGAGACGCATCTTGCCCGGAGCATTGCTGCTGGAGTCTTATCCCATGCCGATCCCTTGCGAACCAATCCGGCTCGCCGGGCATCTTCCATTGAGAAAGAAGCCTTGGTGTTTTGGTTTTCAAATTCAAAAACCGCAGATTGAATTTCCGCGTTTTTTAAATCTGACCAAAAGACTTTTCCACCTGCCCGGCGAAAGTCTGCCAGCATCGCATCTGCGCGCTTAGTCAACTTGCCTTTTACCAAATGATAATTCTTGGCCATCTCTAATGGCGGTTTATTTTCAACCATACACTGTAAGGCAAAAACAATCCCGGCCTCTTTTGATTCGCAACCAAACATCCCGGAGCGGCAAATGGCGTTCCCAATTAATTCCAAACCTTCAGAATCATTGATTTTAGAATAAGCTGTTAATTGGCTCATCGGATTCCTTTCTCATCAACCACAATAGAAACTTGTGGCGGTTGTTTATGTCTTGGAAAAACCTGCAAACGGTAAACTTTAATGCCCCGCTTTTCCAGATCTTGAAGAATAGCTTCAACCTTAATTTCGGCATCAGCTTTCATGTCTTTTATTGATTCATTCATATTGTTATTTCTTATTTATTAAAACGATCAGATTGATCGTGTTGAGTTAATAAATGATTAAACAACAATTTGTAAATACTTATGGACAAATTAAATTGAATTAAAAAATCGAGTGACAAGCCCTTCGGTTTTATGATACTCAAATGCGCTTGCACCCTTTTGGCTGCCAACGAATCCCGCGCCGGAGTGCCAAGCATCCGTTGCGCAAAGTGCTTCCAAATATTCAACCACAAGCCCGGATTGCTCATCAATGACAACAGGAGCAATTGTCTTTTTGTGATGAATATGCCCCATTTTTAAATGCCTGTGCTTTGTTTGTCCCCATTCTTTGGCAAACTCTGCCGCAATAATCATTGGCCATTTCTGCGCCGCGATCCGATCCCCATGCGCCCATAGTAAAAGATTATCGCCCCACACCATGTGCTTTCTTGGAGATGGATCTGATTTGACTTTAATGTTTGGGCATTGGCTGTAATAGGCATCCAGAACCCGCGCAAGCCACACCTCACTGTGCCAAGAGTGATTGCCCTCAAGCACTACAATCTCAACCTCAGCGGCCACTGAGGCAGCAATATTAACCACATCCCGGCAAGCTCTGATTAAGTATTCAACAACCCGATGATATCGAGTATCCACATCCAAAACATGGCCGCTTGCCTCAGTCTGATTGCTTCGATTGTCACTGTGCATCATGTCCCCGCCAAAGACCAAAACGCATTTGGCTGGCCGTCTTGCCCTTGCCGCTAATCCTTCAGCCGCCGCAACCATTCTGGCCGCCGCAATGTTGCAATTATAGTCTGCATCCTTTGTTTCTTTTTCGTCGGCATACATCCCAACGTGAGCATCAAAAATATCCAGTTCAAAAAGTAAATCTTCTGAATCTGTTTTGCGTGATTTCCTAATTGGAGCAGTTCCTTTTTCTTTTACTTGGTCACAAAGACCATCAACAAAATCCTGCATCCCTTTTACTTCCGGGTAAAGCCGCCGCCATTCTTGAATCACGTTTCCATCTGCATCATATTGAACAGTTGTTTTGCCAACTTTTAAATGCGCTGGAGTTTCAGCCGGAGATTGCCAAGGCACTTGCCCCAATCTTTCCAATCTTTTTAAAATGCCACGTATTGATGATTCACATTTGCCAAGCTTTCTGGCTGCACCCCGATAAGAACCAACATCAAGATAAGCATCAATTGCTTCACTTTGCGCTTTGGTCAAAGCCATAACTTATTTGACCTGCGAACTGCCAAAATAGAAACCAACAATGGCCAATGCCGTTTGTCGAATTTCTGGCAAGATCACAAAGCCTTGCACTGTATCCCATTTGAGTGATTTAAAGAATCCAAAAAAGCCAGTTGTTTCATGTTGCACACTGATGCCAATGCTTGTGAAAGCAAAGATGAATGGCGCAAGAACAATGGCAAAGATTACTGAAAATGTAATCAGCCGCCGCATGTAAACACCACCACGCGCTGCTGCCTTGTCGGCTGAATCATCCGCGACAGTTTGCCGGGCAATCATGCGTTCAAATAATCGCGCTTGGCTTTCTGCTTGTGCCGCAATCATCTTCATCACAAAGCCACTCACACCGCCGCCAAGCATTGCTAAAAGTTCTGGAGTCATAATATTTGATTTTTGGGTTGATGCTATTTTTTGAAGATGTGCCACCAAGCAATTGCCAATGATGCAAGACCTGCGCAAAAATAAGCAAATGTGCTGGCAATTTCGTTTGTGCTTGGCATTGATGCCGCCATTTGAGCAACACCCAATGTTCCCCATATTTTAAAATGTTCAAACAATTGAGAGTTCATTATAATATATAATTGACCGTTAAACCAGCGTATGTAGTGTTATAGCCTGTTGAATTTACTGGAACGTTAATGGTTGTAGTATTAACATTCAAAAATTGATTTATTCCAACTAAAGTTGGTGCTTCCGTTGCATAGCATCTAATTGAGGACAATGCTGTGCAATCACGGAATGCAGCAGCTTGGATTTGCGTAACGGTTCTTGGTATTTCAATTTGCGTTAATGCTGTGCAGTTTCTTAAAACAGATTCAGAAACTACTGTAAAAATGTTTTGAGAATCACCAATTTGCTGTGGGAATGTAAACTCTTCTAATGCAGTGCCCCCCTCAAAAGCAAATCGACCAACTGCGGCAAGGTCGTAATCTGATAAACGAACTGTCTTTAGTGATGTGCAACCTCGGTAAGATGAATTTCCAATTGCAGTAATGTTTCTGCCCAATGTAAAACCATTGCCACCAGCGTTAATGCCTTGCCCATATTTAATGCAATTCTCAAAACAGTTATCACCAATTGTTCCGGCGGTTGAGTTATGATAATAAAATTCAACCAAAGAATTGCATCCTTGAAAAGTCTGCGATCCTAGTGATTTGCAATTAGACCCTAAAGTAACACTTGTTATTGCAGTATTTAAACGATAACCAGAGTTCAAATCAGCGTCCCGAAGGTTTTTAATTGAACCTATTCCACCAGCAATTGAAGTTGTGTATGGATAAACTGGATATAACTCATCAACTCTGTTATTTAAAGAAGTTATTGAATTCCTGTTTAACTCAATTTCATTATAATTTTCTGTTATTTGTTCACTTAGTTCTTGCTTCAACTCATAAACGGAAGCCTCATTGTTTATGAAAACACCAAGTGTTCCATTGTTTTGTCCCAAGCGCAGAACATGGCCAATTTCAACTTCAATTGCTGGTTTCACTGGCGTTAATGCACCAGCAACTGTGTCACTAAGATAAACCAAGCCGCCCTCTGTAAATCCATTCAACTGCCGCAGGTCTAAGCCGCGAACCTTACCCACTAAAGTGATAAAGCCTGTGCCATTGTTTCCTGAAATTGTTTGAGTGGCAACCCCGATTGTTCTGTGCGCTTCTTCAGCATTTGATGCAAGTGCTAGATCAATGTTTGGAGTGTTACCTTGCGCGCCGACAATTTTGACAACTTGACCATCAATAATATCAACACCAGTTTTGTTCCGGCAATACATCAAAGTTTCTTGCCCAACTTGAATGACAACATCACTTGACCCTGTAATAATATCAAAAGTTAATTCTTGATTGTTCCATTCCATCTTGGCTGCCACTTCATCAAGATTTGTTGACCATGCTTGCACATCTTCACCGACCACCAAACTCAAATCTTCACGCCAGATTGCAGGGTTGAAGAAACCATTGGTTGTTGGATCGGCAGCAAAGGCATCAAGATTGTTTGGCAATGAATGTGCTGGCAAACTATTTGGAGCAGCCACCGCCGGAAAAACTGAAATTGGAACTTGGCAAACAACATCTGTGCCAACTTTGATTTCAAAAAAGGCATCTGCGCCTTCTGCAATCAATTCCTGCACTCTGGCTGTGTTGGCATCCAGTTGACCCGTCCAAGTGCTTCCAACACTTGCCCATTCCTCAGAATAAATTGCAGGTTGCTGGCTAATTTCAATGACTTGTTGCGCCCGGATTGTTGGCGAACCAACAACGCTTGTGCCAACTGTCACTTCAGATTCTGGTGCAAGGTCAAGGCTTTGCCCAGCCATATCAACGCGCGCACCAACATCATCAAAAATCACTCGATAAGAACCATTTGCCAATTTCTGAACTGAAACCTTTGAGCCATAAGCACCAGAACCACCATTGAGAGCATTTAAAGCACCCGCCACGGCTTCGGCTGATGCGTTCCATGCCAATGCGCTTGTTGATTCAATGCCAGCGTTCAACTTGAATGTGCCAGATGTGGCAGCTTTGCCCTTGGCTGATATTGCAACCGCAACATCAACTGCTGTGCCGCTCCGGGCATCGTATTGACCATTGGAATTTACCAAATGCAAAACAACGTCTGCAACTTCACCCTCAATGATTTGAGGCAGCCGAACCACCTGTGTTGGCCGATTTAGATTTGCAACCGCATTGGCCGTCAAATCCTTTAGTTGTGTGTTGATATAAATGTTGTTAGCCATGCTTATTTATTAGGTTAAATTTAGATTTTTGCAAGATTCAGATTTTGCCCCAGCCATCTGGTGAATCAATCTCACTTACAATTGAATAATCAATTGCGTTGCCCGTCCCGTCCCCGGCTTTATTTGGCACAATCATCCTTCGGTTTTCCGTCCCGTCTGAAAACTTAGATTGCAAGACAACATCCCCGGCATCCCAAGCACTCCCACCTTGATTTAATGATATGTCAATTTCAGCGTTTTTGCTTGAAGGATCGACCGCAGCATTTTCTTCTCTGATTTCCCTATTCAACTCAAGTGAGACATTTCTGGAACTTTGAATTGAACCATTCATTTCTTCAACTGAATCCCTTAAAATGATATCAAAATTGGCGTTGTTTGCTTCTGCCGTAATAAACAAAGAATCCAATTTTGGGTATTTAATCAGCCCTTTAATTTTTTCACGCACAAGCCCGGATGCCAAAAGCATCTTTGCCATTATTACTCGGTTTGATTTGCCGCGATTGCTTATCATAAAGCCTCAACTGTTATGTTTACGCTTTCCCAAATGTTCCCCATCCATCTTGAGATTTTGGTTGATTCAGCATTAATAAATTCTCCGGCTGTAACAATATCCAAATATTGATCTTTATTTGGTGTTGTTGTGGCAGTCAAAGTATCTGTTGGCGTTCCATCGGAAGCAACAACTGAAAACTGAGAACCAATTGGAATGCCAATCAAATCATCTGACTTTAAATAACTAATTGTTTTTCTTGAATTGGCATTTTGAGTAAAAGGATTTCTTGATGGCAATGATTGAACCATTGTTACAGTTGATGCCGTTGAATTTGGAAATCTTAACCCGTTGTAATTAGAACCCAAAACTGATTTGATTGTGATTTGGTCACCAGAAATATCAGTTACAAACCCATTTTGGTAAACGTCCAAAATCCAAGAACCATTGAAAACAATTCTTTTTTCAAACCTATAAGGAAAAGGCTGCGAATTGTTTCTTACATCAAATTTTTGTCCAATTGCATAGTCACCCGGATTTGTGACTTCAAAAACTAATACGCCACTATCTGTTGCTGATTCATAGCTAGCCAATGGAGTTGGGCTAGATTTTGAAGTCCCAAAAACTTGCTCGGTTGTGGCTGAAATTCCGGGATAAGTGAAAGCATAAATGCCGTTTCCTTCAAGCCTTGGAGCCGGCACATTGGCAAATGTTCTTTGAAAAGAAACAATGCTTGTGCCGTTGTCTGTTGGCTCAGAATCACCAACCCAAAAAGCATTGGCATCATCTGCAAATGGCGACCGCACTGGCTTTTGTTGATTCGCCCCGCCGCCAGTTTCCATGAAATTGTTGAAAGCAAGTGGAGCATAATTTGCCCGCGCCACCTGCATGTCATGCACATAAACTTTGGTTGCAGAATCACCTTCATTGGCAAATGGGTATTTAATCACGCCGCCAACACAAGTTGGAGTTGCAAAAGATGTTCCGGCTGAGTAAGGGATTGTCATGATAATGAATTAGTTATTGATGAAATTCTTGAGTCAATTGATTTTAAATATGAGTTGGTTTCCACACCTTGGTTTTTTCTTTCTTCTTCTCTTTTAAATTTACTTTCTGAATGCATTTTCCTTAAATTTTCCATTCGTTGTTCTTGTGTTGGCGCATTCTTCATTGCTTCCAACCTATCCAACCGACTCAATGCCGCTTTAAGGTTTTTAATGTTGCTTTGAATATATGTTCCGGGCTTCATCCCGCTCAACCCTCTCAAACCACTTGAACCATTTTTAGCACTTCTGCTTAGTAATTTGCTTAATTTGTCTTCCTGCCTCATGATGGCCAATAAAAGCTCATCTTTTGACATTCCCCGGCCTACATCTTCGGCATTAAATGCTTTTATTCTTTTCCCGCCGCCGCTGCCGCCGCCGCCGCCGCCGCCGTCAGAAACATTATTAACTTTTTTTTCTAAATCAATTTGATTTTCTGTTTCTTTATTTATTTTTCCTTTAGCTCTTACAATTTTATTAGATAATTCTAATTGCTTCCTTTGTTCATCAGTTACAATTTGTTCAAAAATTTCAGCTTGTTCCCGGCTTTTCCCAGTCAGCTTCATGATTTTCAAAATGTCTTTTTCTCTGTTGAGTTCCTTTTGCTTTTCTTCTGCCAGCCATTTTTGACCATTCAATTTGGCATTCATTATTTCTTGTTCCAATCTCATTATTTCAAGTTGAGCATTTTCACTTTTTAACAATCCAAGTGCTAATTCCAATGCCTTTTCTCGGCTGATGTTTGTTTCATTCATCAACTTTAAAATTAAACTTTCAAGTTCAAATTGGTATCCAGTTTGATCAATCAATGCCGTGTTGCCATTTGCTTCTGCTTCATACATTGCCAACTTTAAATCCGAAAGAATTGAATTTTTCTCAAACAAACTCAATGCCAGTTCTGTTGCTTTTTCGCGTTCAACATTGGCATCCTTCATGATTTTTTGAATTGCCAATTCAATTTCCAATTCTTGCTTTTTAATTTGCATTAAAGAATAGTTTCCAAATGCCTCGGCCTGCAAAATCTGTTCTTTTAAATTTGCTGTTTTTAAATCATTTTCAGCTTGGATTTTTTGCTGCGCTTGGAACTCACCTTGCGCTTTGATTTGTGCCTCAATACTAAGCCGCAACCTTTCATTGGCATCCGCTATTTCTTGCGCTTTATCAACAGTTGCTCCAGTGCTTTCCATTATTGAGCGAACTTCTGGCGAAAGCTTTTCATATTCTGCCCGAAGTTCTGCCGCTCGGTCTGCAATCATTTTTTGATTCCTAGCAACCGCAGCAGTGTCTGTGTCAATTATTGCACCTAATTTGCCAAGGTCTTTATAAAGCACAGAAATGCCACTGTCTTCATTTCCAAACCTTTTCACACTTCTCCGGGTTTCTTCAAGAGTCCCTCTTGCCTCTAAATTCTTTCTGGCAATTTCATCAAAATCCAATCCCAATTTTTGGATTTCAAGGCTTGTGTTGTTTGCTCCATTTTTGATTTTTTGCCAAACAGAAGATGAAACATTTCCAATTAGCTCCATGCCCCGCGCAAAGTCCAAAATATATGGCAGCAAGATTGTTCCAATGATCGTTCCAGCTTCTTTGGCATTGGCTGCCATGAACTTCATTTGGTTTGCTGTGCTATTCATTGTTAAAGCCGCATTGCCCGAAGCCGCGCCCATCTGAGTAACAACAGCCGACTGAATAGCCATTGCCTTTTGCGAAGTGCTAAGAACCCCAACACCATCATAAATTCCAATATTCAATGCCTCTTGCTTCAATGCGGCTTCCCGGATGTCAATGCCCAAAGCTTGCAATGGCTCGGAAGAACCTGCAATACCTGCCCGCAATTTATCAAAAGCAACTTCTGGTGCAATATCATGAAAGCTGGATAAATCCCCAGCAATCTTTGCCATGTTAAGTGAAAATTCTTCCGCAGCCCGGTCATTCAATCCAAATGATTGTGCCATTAAGCCAAAAACCGCAACAGCATCCTGCAATTCTTTTGTTGTTGCTGGAATGACTTTTTTTAGCTCTTGAAGCCTTTCATTCATTCCATCGGCAGCTTTGCCAAAAACCGAATTGAATTTGTCGGCAGTTTCTTCCGCAGAAGAACCAAGGTTGACCATTGATTTTACCAAAGAAATGCCAGCAAAAGCAGCAAGCATTGCCGCGCCCGCACTAATTGCATCCCGACTAATTCCAACAAAGCTTTTCTTTGCAGAACTCGCAAAAGATTTTACACTGGATTTGGCTTTTGCTACGCCATTTTTAAACCCAGTTGAATCAAGATTTATTTTTGCCCTTAGTTCTGCAATTTTCATTTATTCAATTCTGTTAAAATTTCTGATTTAATTTTTCGGATGCTTTCTGGCTCTTTCAATTTGTAGTCTGGAATTGTTGAAAGTCTTAATGCTTTTTGAAATTGTAAAATTTGATTTATTGGCCAATCAAGAACTTCAATTGGGTTTTGCCCATATCTGGCCGCCACTTCATCCACTGCTTTTATCATGTGGTCAACATCTTCAATAATTTGGTTTGAATAACTTATAGAATTGCCGGATTGAGAAGATGATTGAACCTCTTGAAAAGCAAAATCTAAATGCTCAAAAACCAATGCCAAGATTTCTGAATTAAATTTTTCATATAAAAACCCAATTTTCTTTTTTTCTTTTTCGGCTTTCCTGCTTTTTTTGAATGAATATTTTTTGGAATTTCTCCAAATGTAAGCCATTATTTCATCATCAGTAATTTCGCCTTGGCAAACCAAAGCGTTTTCAATCAGCCGCAAATCAATCCATGCCCTGCCAGTCAATGGCCGCAATGAAATGCCCATCAAATCAAATTCATCACAACCCGTTGCCCAAGCCAACAATCTGTTTTGTAGAATCTTTTGAGTTTCCTCTGCCAGCTTTTGTTTTAATTCTTCAATCATTGTAAAAAAAAAGCCCCGCCCGCTCTAAGGCAGCCGAGGCTTTTTAGCAAAAGGAATTCTTAATCTTCCACTTTTGGCTTTTTAATTTTTTTAACTGTTTTTACTTCTTCAAATTTGCTTGCCCGGCCATCATTAATCAATGATTGAGCCGCAAGGTCACCAACATCAACTGTTGTGCCTGCTTCGGTCATTTTGCCCCGAACTGAAACATCAACTTTTAGAGTAATTTTCACAATTAACCTTGGTAAGTTTTAAGCACTGCAACCATCTCGAAAGTGTCGAATGCGTCTTTGTCTCGGTTGACTGTAACATCCTTGACAACAAGCGTTGAAGCAGTGCCGCCGCTTCGGTCATAATCATGAGTGAACTCATCGCCTTGAATTGGAAGGATTGTGCTAGTTTCTGCACGTTGCAAAGTGTAGGTGACTTCGATTTGGTCTGAACCTTCACGAATCATAAAATCTGCCCGGTCACCATTCGCATCTGTGCGGTTGATGATTCGATTCATGAAAGATGCACCAGAAACCGCATCAATGACATAATTCACCGCCGGAGCAGTGCCGATTGTTAAAGTTTCAAAACCTTGTGGAAGGTTTGCGACTGAGGAATAAGGAATTGACATATTTTTTTTGAGTTAAATTTTTGTTGTTCTTGTTTATTTATACAGATGGCCAAGCACTTGTCAGCACTGAAATTTGGCCATCATAATTGAGACTTGTTACATCAAAAACATCATCAACGCTTCTGGATGATGCGCTTGGCCTTAGAAATTCGATTTGGTAATGCTCCAAATAGCCTTCAAGAGCAGATCCTTTAGCTTTAAGCATTGAAACCCAAGTGCGAACCAAAGCCACAATTTCGTTGTGTCTTGTTTTCACATTCTCGGTTTGGCTGCCTTCTTCATTGTGCCGCCGGGTTTGAATGGTAAATTCAAGCCCCATTTGGAATTGGTCATAGACTGGATTTTCAGCACCGCCCGGAGCAGCGTTGTAATGCCCTGTTGTCTCTCCCAATGTCAAAGATGCCCCAATGTAGTCATTTGGCAATGCCTCAACCCCTTGCGTCTCTCTGACTTCAAGAAATTGATCTTCCAACCATTTGCGAAATGCTGATTCAACATTTCCTTCAAAATTAAAGATTTCAGTGTATGATGATGCTGGCATTAGTTAATTTCTAGCAAGAAACGATAAATTGTCAATTACTTGGTAAACCAGCCAGAATCCTTTGTGGCTTTTTTAAATATCCATTGCAGCCTTTTTTCCATTGAGCCAAGCCGCCTTCTTTGAATTATGTGAATTGATTTCCCTTTTACGTGCTGCAATCCAAATGCTTTGCCAGTAAAATTGGCACTCCATCCGGCCTTCAATTTGACCATTTTGGCACTGGCATTTGCCTTTAGAATTTGCTTAAAAATCCAAGCTGGAATTTTTGCTTTTGGATTAAATTTCAAAACGCCCCAAGCAATTGTCGCTTTTGCAATGCCAACATCTTTTTGCTCTGATTTAACATATTTGTTGAACATTGCTTTTTTGACCCACATTTTCTGAAAAGGTCTAAGTGTTCTGGTTCTTCCATTGCTTGGCTTTCTCATGGCATTGTGAAATTTTTTCATTTCAGCCAATGAATTAATTGTGCCAGCACCAATAACTTCTTTCCCTTTTCTTATTTCTCGGCCTTTGAAATTTTTATCTGCCCAATTAAAGATTTTAACACTGCTTGGTCTGGTAAAGATTTTTGCCAAATCTTTCAAAATTGCTTTTTTTCCTGTCATTTTGTCGGCAGGCCTTCCCATTGATTTCCCCTCTGAATCTGGAAATTCAGCATATGGAGGAACATATCTAGCAACGTCATAAAGAAAAAGCCCAGCTTGCTCAGCGACAAATTTCTTTTCATCAACTTTCCATTTTTTTATAAGCTTCTGCATTTTGGATTGAAAGACCGCATCATCCAAAATGAATGTTTCATTTCTTGGCATTCAATTTCGTTTCGTTTCTTGCTTCAATTTCAACATTGCCTGTGCTTGTGCTGATTTGAGTAATAAAGAAAGTTTCACCAGTTTCAATTCTAGTAAATCGGTCTTTTTTATTTGGCAATTTTCCAATGTCCAAAAATGCAATGACCAACTTTAGCTCCGGGTTGTCTTGGTCACCAAATTCATTCATTTCCCAATCGCTGATTTCTTCATCAAAAACTGCATTGACAACTTGCCCATTGATTTCAATTGGTTCTCCCATAATGGCAGCAGCTTCACTGCAACCAATGTTTAAGAAATTATTAAAATCATGCATTGTTTACAAAAGTAACATTTGAAGATTGATCAGCAAAAGCAAAATTCAAATCTCCATCCGTTGAACCCCTTAAAATTCCACGCACTCCAAGGTTGCCAATATCCAAAGTGAAAGAATCGTTTGATGTTAATGATGGTGTATTGTTGAATTTGTCTTTAATTGAAACCCAAGTTCCTTGATCCGCGCCCCATCCAGAAACATTGCCCGTGCCATCATAATTCCCAAGAGAATCTTTTTCAATTACTCCATCAAGTGTTCCAGCAGTTCTTGATTGCATTTTCCACCATCCGCAAAGCTTGTCATTTTCAAGATCCTGTTCTGCTCCAAGTTGTTTATACAATTTTAAATTCCTATAATTGCCCCCAGCAGAAGTTGTTCCTTCTCCAATAAATCCGCAGCCAACCAAATTTGGAAGGCCAAACTTTGTCGTAGAAGTTCCCAATGCCAATTCTGTTACCGGAAATTGCATAACAATTCCTTCCGCTATAAAGTCACCTACTCCCTGAGTATATCCCAAATTAATAAAAAATGGTCGATTTGGTATGACTTCACATTGAACATAATAATTCGCCTCACCTTCCGCGCTGCAATCTGCTCGTATTAGTTGAGAAATTACGCCCGGAGGATTTGGATAAAGTGGATCTTCTTCAGCACTTGAATAAATTGTGGAAGAATTGGAATCAGCACTTGCTTCAATGGTTGCAGTTCCGCCGCCAAAATCCCCGTATGTAAGAACTGTCACAAGCCCTCCAATTTGAACTGTTTCTGTTGAACCGTATTCTGAAATATTTTTAATTGTAGCCATATTTTATTTGTAAATGATTTTTATAAAAAAGCAATGCGAGAAAAGCCGCCACCCCGGGATCTCCCAGAATGACGGCTTAACACATAACCACCATTTTAGCCGCCTACTAAAGAACTTTTTTAGAAGATTTTTTAGCCTTTTTTGGCTTTGTTTTTTCTTCAGAAATTAAAGGTGCAATGATCTTCTTTTGCTTGTCAAAAACACCTTTCCGAAAATAGATGATTTCTCCCGGCTCATTGCATTCTTGGAAAGCTTGAAAGCAGATTGATGCATCATCTGAAATTGCAATTTGCTTTAAATCGCCAGATGTTGACCTGTGAATTGTAATAGATGGTTTTTGCATGATTTGTTTTTTTAAAGTTAAAAAAAGCCGCTCTGATTATCTCAGAGCGGCATTAAATTAATTAAGCACTTGTTACTCGGATGCCATAGTCAACACCCTTTGCAACGCCATAAAGAAGGTTGCAGTTGTAATAAAGGATGCCGTCATTGTCGTAGAATCGACGGAATTGAACTGGAAGCCCAAGACCCGGAATCACAACGTTTTCAACTTCAATGCCAGCATCTTCTGCCATTGTAGTATCAACCGAACGGCCAGCCATTAGCAACGAATTGCGCTGGAATGCAAATGCAGCAAGATTTTCTGCATTGGCATCAGCAAGGTTTGTTTCGTAGCAATCAAACTTGGCAACGCGAGGGACAATTGCTTCACGCTTTTCTTCAGTGATGCCCGGAATTTCTGCACTGTTAAGAGTTTTAACAAGCGAAGCATAATAAGCAGGATTCATGAAAACAGAACGTCCTGTTTGGCCTGCTTGCTTATCGGATGTCAAAGACGCATTAAGATCAGCAAGAGTATCGCGATCAAAATTTGCGGCAGTAACAACCGAAGAAGTTGTGAAGTTTGCCGCAGTGATTAAATCCCACACGTCACTGAAAACCTTTTTTCCAAGTGCTTGGAGTGCTGGCTCAATGAAAAGTGCATTTAGATTAATGCTCGACTTGCTGCGCTCAACATCAGTGAAGCCATAAGTGAAGCCATAATGCTGATTCAGTGAAACTGTTGCAGAAGTTGTTGAGACATCCGTTGCCGCAGACTTAATGCCAGCAGCCATGCTCGATGCAACTGGTTGCACCGGATAGCGTGTTGTTACACTTTCCCCAGCATCTTGAACGCTTGAGGAAAAGTCTGTTGTGAGTGCGCTCAGAGGCGCAAAAAGATCACTTAGTCCTGCCAAGCTTTCTTGTGCAATTTCGGCGAGATTCGCTCCATTTATTGTATTAGCCATTTTTTTGTTTTGTTTTGTTTTGTTGTTAGATCACTTGGTGTGAAATTATTTTTGAATTAAATGTTTGTTTTCTTTGAACCACTTGTTCTTTGCTTCAAGCCCTTCAGCTTTTCCAACCGCTTTGTAGTCAGCCCAGAATGATTCCGCATCAACTTTTGTTTCGGTTTCGTTTGATGATTCTGCAATTGCCTCTTGGGTTTGCAATGCCATCAACTCAGCCGCAGCGCAAGATACAGCTTGCGCTGTAATTTCTTGTGATGCTTCAAGCTCTGATTTGTGATTCGTTTCCATGATTTCCTTTTGAGTAATAAAGTCTTTTGCAGAATTTTGCAATTCTTCAATTTCGGTTGAATATTCATCAACCGCAGTTTCAAGACCTTGAATTTGATTTTCAAGCAAAGCAACTTTTGCATCATTTTTAGCAACAATGCTTGAAACAATCTTTTCAACTGGAAGTGTTGCGCCAGCCTGTTTTGCAATTGTTTCCATTTCGGAAAGGGTTGCGGCTGCCTTTAATCCTTCAACAGTTCCATCAATAAACCCGGCTTCAAATGCTTCATCAGCAGTAAACCAAGTTGTGGAATCCATTAATTCTTCCAGTTCTTCGGTGCTGTAATTGCTCCGGCTGTAAGCGTTAATGATTGCAGACTTCATTTTATCCATCAAATCAGCATCTTTGCGCAGTTGCTCACTGTCGCCAATTGATACAGTCCAAGGGTTGTGAATCATAAGCAAAGCATTATCTGCCATGAGAACTTCATCCCCGGCCATTGCAATGACGGAAGCCATGCTTGCAGCCATGCCGTCAATGTAAACTGTTACGTTTGCAGGATGGCGTTTGATGGCGTTGAAAATTACATTGCCCTCAACTATTGAGCCGCCCGGCGAGCTGATGCGCAGATCGATTTGCTCGATTCCTTCAAGTGCTTCCAATTGTCCAATGAAAGTGTTGGCGTTGACTTCATAGCCACCGATTTCGTCATAAATAAAGATTTCCGCCTTAGAAGATTCATTTCCTTCTGCGTCAATTTTTTGTTCCATTGCATACCATGTATTGGTTGATTGTTTCATTAGTTATTTTCCTCTGTTGGATTATCTTCTGTTTGAGTTTCCTCGGTTTGATTTTCTGAAATTTCAATTTCGGCTTCTGACTCACTGCCAGATTTCAAAGTAATTGGCCTGCGATAGCCACCATCTTGTTCCCAAGCTTCAGAAACCGCTTTTCCAATATCTGGCAAACCAGCTTCTTTTCTGAATGCTTCCTCATCGCTTTGTTGTGGAGTAATAGAACCCGCCCGCACTGCAACGCCATAAGAATCAAATTTGGCTTTCAAAGTCAAAAAATCCAATTCGGTTTTTGCTTCGATTTCTTCACCATCTTCAATTTGTCCTGTTTCTTCTTCAACCAAATCAACTGGATCTCCGGGCATTCCCGTTGTGCCAAGTTCTTGTGGATTCAATCCGTTTTCCTCGGCAATTTGTTTTTTCAAAACAAGATTTGATGCCCGCTTGCGCAGCAGTTCTTCATAATCCATGCCCCGCGCTTCAACAATATGATCTTCGGTTGTTAAACCTGCCCGCAAATCACTGATATCTGCCGCCCTCATTCGGCCTTCATCAACTGTAAATTGTGCAGGTTTGGTAAATCCGATCTTCCACCAATCATCTGGCAATTCGCCATAAACGCCCTGCTTTGCGCGTTTTGCAATTACATACATGGCCGCCCGCTTCATCCCGGCTTCAATTGTTTCCCGCCTTGCTGAAATGCTTTTGTTAATGTCAGCCGCGAATCCGCGAACCCCAGCACCGCCAATGGCAGATGAATCAAGCATTTCCCGCCGCCATCCCATTGCATAAAATGCCGAAGATTCAACCAGCTTTGTGAAATTTAGCCATTGGTCAGAAGGTCTGTTGCTTTGATGCGCTTTTAAACTGCCGCCGTTTTTAATGTATCTGATTAATCCGGAATCCATTAATTGTGTTTGCATTCTGCCATCGCTGCCGGGTTGCGGATTAACAATGGAATTGCCCATGTCTGCCCGTCCAGCTTCATTTGATTCCACCAAAGTCAAAGCACTGTTTACTTTCTCGGCAATCTTTTCTGCATCTCTGGTTTCTGCTAAATCATACCAGTCAAGAATAGCGGCCGCAACTGTTGGCTGCCCCCGGCTTTGACTAAACCATTCAAAATCAGAAACGTGAATCATGCTATTAGCATTTACATCACGGAATCCATCTTTGTGAGATTCGTCCTGCACTCGATATGCAACAGGTTGCATATAATCGTTTACAATCACGCCCGCAAATATTCTGCGCCCCTTGTGCCTGCCTTCTTTAACTGTATGACCGCCATGAAGCCCAAATGAGCCAACCCGATGCGCCTCTAAATATTGCAACTTTGGAAAACCAGTTTCAGCGTTTTCCGTTAATACGATAAAATAGTCACCATCAACATCAATGGTTTTTGAGCCAAGCCATGCTGATTTCCTAAATGAAAAACTTGTTCCCCTTGTGTCGAGCAACCGATCAATTTGGGCAAAATCTTTTTCCACGGCCAAAGCAAATTCAGTGTTTGCGCTGTATGATTGCAACCGCCATGCGTTGCCATAAACATAGTTAGCTTTTTGCTTTACTGCGCCAGATACAGTTGAAAAGGATTGATAAATGTATCGACTGTCGCCAAGCAGCATTTTTTGGCGGTTTTCCACCATCAATTCAGCAATGTCCCGCGCTAACTTGCCGCGCCCAAACCGCCGTTGATCATCCGCGCCGCCCGGATAAAACTCATTGCTGCCGCCTCTGCCCCAAAATGAAGCCACTCCGGAAGTGATCTTTTTTAATCTTGGCAGTAATTTAATTGGTTTCGTTGCCATTTCTTAGATATATCTGCTTCCAGCTTGGTCAGCAAATCGGGCTTTGCTAACGTTAGTGACTTGGTTTGCGGCATCCACAACGTATTCATTCATCTCTGAATCCGTCATTTGACCACCCGATGCGCCGCCAGTTGTGACGACCTTGTAAAGCAACCTCAGTTGCTCAATAAAATCCGATGCGCTCCAACCCGGAGGCAACTCATATTGGAATTGCTTGCCAGCAACATTAGCTGAGACAATCCTTGCGCCGCCCCGTGACTGAGTATCAAATTCACCAACTGCTAGGGTTTCAATAATAGCCAAAGCAGTGGCTGCATCTTTTGACGCTTTAATCCAAATCACGAACAGCAAACTTCTCATTGCTTTTGTTATGTAAAGAAAACGGCAAAAAGTCAATTGCATCATTTAAGCCAAAGCTTAAGCAATCAATGTCGTGAAAAGCCCAAGGTTTTCACGCCCCTTTCACGTTAATGGAATTTTAAACCGCTTTTATTGATGCGGAAAAAGCGGTTTAAATCATTGAGATAATTTGGAACACAAAAAAACCACACATTTCTGTGTGGTTTCTTGGTTGATGTATTTTATTCCTTTTTTTACACCCCGCACATTCCTTCGCACTCGGCTTTAAAATCCCAAACCTGCTGACCCTTATCTTCATCATTATCAAAATCAATCTCATCAAGCGGTTTGCATGAATTATGCAAATAAACCTCCATTTTCATTGCTCGATCTGTTTTGCCTAATTCTCTGATTTTTTTATCAAACTCAATTGCCTTATTGAAATATTTTGGATCATTGTCACGCATTCGCCTCCATTCGTGATCACTGTGAAATGGGCAATAATAACAAGCAGAACGCGGTGGGTTTGGAAAACCCCTGTCTTTCATCCATTCAATAATCTTGGAGCGAGTCATTTTTAATTCCAATAATGGGTATCTTAATTGAGTCCAATGCTGCCTTGCTTCTTTTGCTCGCTGTATTTCGTCCCAAGAGATTCCAATCCATTGAGTGACAGTAATGTGTTTTTGCCCTCTCTTAATCTCACACAATTCCTTTATCTTTTTTTCAATTGGTTTAATTTTGTAATCTGCTGTGCAACTTCTGCCAATTGCTGCTGTCTTTTTACCATCTGGCAAGATGCCAAACATCGGAATGATTCGACGCATATATTTTTCGCCAATTTCATAATTGATTGCCTTTTTAGTAGCGACCGCAGGCTTCAATTGATTTTCAGTAAGATTGCCATGTCTAACAGTATGAATTGGAAATGGATGTGGTGCTTTATTTATTAAACCGCGCAAAGTTTCCAGCCACTCATATACTTCATCTGGTTCTGCGCCAACGTCTGCAAAGATTGCAAAATCTGGCAATGGAGTTATATCGCCGTATGCAGCCATCAACGCAAGCGCAGAGGATTGAACCCCTGCACCCAAGTTGAGAACATTAAATTCTGTTTCTTCTGGTTTCTTAAATGGGTTCATATTACAAAAGTTTAAGTGCTAATTTTAAAATGGCTTTGAATTTGTTTGTGTCAGATTCGCGTGTAAATTTAAAGTTGTTTCCGGAAGTTGCATAATAAGCATCCCCATGATCATAAACCATGCATAAGCATTCCCCGCCTGTATTTACATCAATCACAATTTCCTGCAATTTATTGTCCCAGCGTTCACAAAAATTCAATTCAAAGTTTTTTGTGAAAATTTTGCCAGTCTCTTCACCGCCATTGTCTTTGCTGGATACTGTAAATTCTACGTTATTTGTGATTAATTTCTGATTTTTCATTTTATTCATATTTGATTTTATTCGTCGCAAGAATTGCTTCGATGCATGCAACAAACTAATAAAACCAATCATTGTCAATACAATCTATTCATCAACTGCAATAATTTCAGTTCCAAGTGATTTGCACATTGCCGCGCAAACCATCTGCATTGCCTCGCAGTCATAAAAGTGATCATTGTTTTTGTCCCGATTAATCCAATCATAATAAACTGAGCCATCTGGTCTTTCCTTTGCGATCTTTACCCAAGCATTGATTTGCCGTTCATACATCTGCCCAGCATTGTCGGCATAAGTCCAAATCGGATTGCCCCGATGATCTTTCAGCGACCGCATCAAGCTAAGTCGATTCTTTGCTGATTGCTTTGAAAAGAAGAACTGCCCAACTCTTGCGCCTCGGCTCATTGCCGTTCCGTCATAAGCATCCACTGGTTTTAAATCTGAGTAAATGCGCCGGAATCCATCTTGGTTCATATAATCCTTTGACGCATCACCACGGAAAACCATCCATCCATTTTCTAAAGCAATCCGATGCACTTGGTTTGTATTGTAATTGCCATCTAAAAAGACCCGGCAAGCTCCGCCGCTTCCAAGTTGATGTTGTGGGATTTTCCACTTGTCGCAAGCTTCCCGGATTTCTGCCGTTGTTATTACTTTGCGACAATCCAAAAGCCTTGACCGCAAAGTGCCATCAACAATTGCCCAAGACCGGATTAAATAATAGTAATGATCTTTTTGAACGTCCACAGTGCAGAAGATAAATTGCCCGGCTGCGTCCCAAACTTCATTCAACTCATATCCACCCATTGCATTTGCTTGAATGTCGGCAGACATATAATCATTGACCGCCCAACTTTCTGCAAGCCGCTTGCGTATAAAATTCTCTAAAGAATCAAGATTGCCCCGTTCCCGGTCAACTTGTGAAAGTTTAAATTGCTCAACTAACTTTGGCCAAGGAATGTGCGCCAATGCATTGTAATTAAAAAAGTCAATATTTTCATCACCATCCGGATTCAAAGAAATATATTTGCCAGACAAGTTCCGGGCTTTCTGCTTCCCAATGTCTGAGCTAAGTTTTCCGCCACACAATTGACATTCATAATAAACAGAAGCGGCCAGCAAAACAAAATCAATCCTTCCATCTTCTTTTAAATAATCTTCTTTTGCTGCCCATCTCATTCCACCAACTGGGACTTCATCACCAATTGCATTTGCTCGCCAAATGTAAGGAATAAATTCTTTGCAACAATCACACTTAATGTGCCAAGTCTTTTGAGTTGATCTTTCCCACATCTCATCAAGTTCACTTCCTTTAGTTTGCCCGGAAGTTGGCAGAAACATTTGGCTGCTCCAAGAATAAGAACTCATCCGGTCTCGAATCTGGTCAAGCCAATTATCTTTGTAAGCCCAAGCTTCATCACAAGTAATTCGCTCAAGTGTCTTTGAATTTCTAGCAGCCAAGACATTTGCAGACAACAATCGGATTGCACCAAAATCACTTGAAGTAAAAAACTTAGTGCGCCTGTATGCTTGTTTTGGGATTAAGCCTAAAACTGATTCAGTTGAATCAATTAATGGTGTAAATTTATCATCTGAAAATTCTTTCAGTGCAGCCTCGGTCAAGTCATACATTGCCGCCCGTCCCGGCTCAATTTGCAAAGCGTAAAGATGCCACAACTGAGATAAAAGCGTTTTAATGTGCTGCACTGAGCCAATTAATCCAATTGTTTTTCCTCTTACATTTACCAGTGACTGAAATGGCTCAACAATCAATGGATGATTGTCCGGATTAAATGAACCATAATCCAAAAGAATATTTTTTTTGCACCATTCAATTGGCTCAACTGTCTTATATTTATTAAGAACTTTCATCAATTAAATCAACCCCTTGCAAATAGTTTTCCCCTTCAGACTGGAAGCATTCCACCACCCAAATTGGAAGATTCACTTGGCTGTCTGATTTAATTAAAACCTTTAACCCTTCAAATATCCGGCCGCCCAAGATTGCTGGAGACAATATTTGATATATTTTAGCTGGTGAATCTTCAGCCGCCAGCACTTCGGCAATCTCTTTAATTTGAGCCCGGATGCATGCATTGCCCCCATAAATCATTGCCCGGATAATCCGCTCGGCTTCTTCCCGTGCAATTGCTTCTCCGCTTTCAATATTAAGCTTTTTTTGATGCGCTTGAAGCTCACGCAAGCTTTTATCAGTTTTGAGTAAAAGATCATTCCAATATTTAATTTGATTTTGATCATTTCGCTTTGCCGCTTTGCTTAACTTTTTAAAATAGAAGTCACGCAACTTTTCTTGGCTTTCAAATTCTTCCCCAATATCTTCATCAGTTGTTTTATCAATCTGAGTAAATCCTTTTTTAATTTGCCATTTTATAAATTCATTTGGAACAATCTTTTGATTTATCACCCAAAGATTTAATGCTTCATCATTATCTAATGGAGCGTTTGCTTTCTTCCATCTGTTAATTGTTTTGGTGCAAGTGTGATATTCTTTTGCCATCTGGGCAATAGTTCGCTTTTCACGCAATCCATTTGCTTTTGATTCTTCATCGTCAAGTGTCCTTTTTTCCGCTGCCGTTAAAGGCTTTCCGGCTTTAACCTTAGACAGAATGTTTGCAATGTTTCGTTTCCGAATGGCATCAAATGGTATCTCTTGAGCCATAATTAATGGAGCGTATTGGTCAGAGTTGCACTGCCCTTTTCAGACTGGATGTCTGATGTGTCACTGGTTTCACTTAATACGCGCTTTGGATAAGGTTTTGAAAGTTTTGATACACTATTAAACATTGAGTTGTCAAGCGGCATCAAATACCTGTGTTTGCCTTTTGCAACCCTAGTTTTTGTATTTTTATTCATTTTGTAAAATGCTCCGCGCATGTGAACCCATCTGCCATCAATAAAAACTTCAGTTGTCTCAGTTGAAGTCCCAGAATAAATCCAATTGGTTGCTTGATAAATTCCACCATGATGCCCTTGGTTTTGATCAGCAAAAGAAACAATTAATTTCAAGCCTTTGCAATTTCTCTTTAAGAATTTAAAAGCAATTGCCATAATTCTGCTCACTGGCGTTTGATGTTTAGTTAAAGCAATGCGAACTAGCTCACAAACTTCACTTTGATTCAATCCAAATTTATTGCCAAGAAATGGTGATGCGCCTCGGCCAAAAATAACCGCGCCAATATATTGGCCATGTTCCCAAACCCCAACTTTAACTAATTTCCCAACTGGAAGGCATTTGCTATAATGCCAATTAACACACGCATGCTTTGCCGCTTCATGTGTCGCCCAATCTATTTTCAAATCAGATTTTTTCATGGATTATGCTCATTATTTCTTGAGTCAAAAACATGATCGCAGCTTGGGCACTTTACAAATTTAGGTTCAAGCTCATCGAGTTGTCCCTGTTCATCTTCATTTCCCGGATTAAAATCTGGTGTGTTTATATTAATTTCATCTTCAGAAAATCCAGTTAAATCCAAATCGAAATTATCTTCAAGCAGTCTTTCGATCTCGGCCGCTAAAGCTTCTTCATCCCAGCCTGCATTTAAAGCAAGTTTGTTGTCCGCAATTACGTATGCCCTCCGCTGAGGATCGCTCAAATGGCCAAGCCTTATGCATGGCAAAACTTCCATCCCTAATTTCTGAGCGGCCAATAATCGGCCATGACCGGCAATAACTCCATTGGCTGAGTCAATTAGAATTGGGTTTGTAAATCCAAATTCTTTAATGCTAGAAGCAATTTGCGCAACCTGTTTTTCGTTGTGCGTCCTAGTGTTTCCGGAATAAGGAATTAACTTTTCAATTTTCAGTTCTTCAATTTTTTGGGACATAATATTAAATTTTAAATTTGCGTAGAAAAGCAAGAGAAGTCCTCTTACCA